TTCGAAAGATGTTGAACATCTGTCAAATGTCATCTAAAAAAGGTGAGTTAGTTGTTGATTCTCAAACTTTAGTATCAAGTAATTATATTGATCAAATTATTGAGCTATTACCTAATAATAAGTCTTTCAAACAAATTAGGCAAATAATTGCTGATTCTAATGTAGATGATTTTGAAGCCCTATATAAGGCGCTTTATGAGAGAATAGATGAATATACTACAAGAGATGCTGAAGCTATAATCATCATTGAAGAATACCTTTATCATGCCAATTTCAGAATTGATAAAGAAATAAATGTTATGGCTTGTATAGCTAAATTATTAACCCTTACAGGTAAAAAAGTTTTATGAAAGAGATAATAGAGTTTGGAGATCGAAAATTTCTTTTATATCGTACAATAAGAGAGTTTGAAAAATTAGATCCCAACATCTTAAAAGAGTATTGGTATTGTGATACAGTATTAAAAAAAGAAGATATGTTTTACTTTTGTAACGAAATTAAAGAAATAGAATATGAAGAAGTCAACACCGGAAATGGGGATGCAACCTCAAATTGATCTTAAAAAAACAGTAGCAGTAACAACTGAAGCTGGTAATGATATTTGGAAACAAGGATTTGTTCTGCGACGAGTATCACGCTTTATCACTCAGGGTTCTGAAGATGGAATTCTCCCCATCCCTGTATTTTATGATGGAGAAACTGGTAAAATTTTAAAAGATACACTCCCACCAGACCTTAGAGACGAATATGACACTATTTGATTGGTTAAAAGAACTAACTAGTAGTAAACGTGATTGGGATTCCTTCTCTGATAAAGAGAGGGAATCCTTTAATCCGTATATGGTTAATCGTTTCCTATCAATGCATCAACCTTTTATTGAATTAGTTAATTATGTTCAAACTATTCCTTATACTGATAAGGAAAAATATTATAAAGTATATTGTGGTTTACTCCCCAAACAAAATGTTTGGCTTAAATATGTTAAATCAAGTATGAAACAACCCACTTCTGATCTTGTAGAAGCTATAGCTAAGATTTATGAATGCTCTAAACGAGAAGCTTCTGATATTGTAATGACAGTTGATAATGATGATTTAGAGAACACACTCTACAAAGCAGGTTATCAAGATAAAGAAATAGTTAAAATGTTTAAATAATGGATAGTATAGTAAAATCAATAATAAATCAATTTACAACCCGAGCAGAAGCAGGTGAAACTAAATATGGTGTAAACATGGACCGAAATGATTTATCATTTCAAGAATGGATTACTCACATGAAACAAGAACTAATGGATGCTATCATTTATTTAGAAAAAATAGAAAAACTATATGGCGAAAAAAACACAGCCGCAGATACTAAACGAGATTAAAACAAAACAACTACCTGAGGTAAACTATGCTTACCATAAGGTAATATCCTACTCCCAGATCTCTATGTTTCATAGTTGTCCTCACAAATGGGCACTTCAATATAGAGATGGACATTATGATGAATCTCCTTCTATCCACTTTACATTTGGTACAGCCATGCATGAAACTATTCAAGAATGGCTTACTGTCATGTATGAAGGATCTACAACTCAAGCTGACTTTATGAACTTAGAGGAACTTTTTCAAAGTAAGTTTATAAATTTATATCAAGAAGGATTTAAGAAAAATTCTGACACTCATTATTCTTCACCTGAACAACTAAGAGAATTTTTTGAGGATGGAGTAGCAATACTTGATTTCTTAAAGAAGAAACGAAATCTATACTTTAAAAAGAAAGGATGGCATTTAGCAGGTATAGAATTGCCTATTATAATAAATTTAGGTAAAAATGTAATATATAAGGGTTACATTGACTTAGTTTTATATGATGAGAAGAACAATAAATTTTATGTTTATGATCTAAAAACCTCAACTAAAGGATGGGGTGATAAAGAGAAAAAAAATGAAATTAAACAAATGCAACTTGTTTTTTATAAAAAATTTATTAGTGAGTTATACAATGTTCCTCTTGATAGCATTGAAGTAGAGTTCTTTATTTTACGCCGTAAAATATGGGAAAATACCGACTATAATATAGGTCGTATACAACAATATAGACCAGCTGCAGGCCGTAATAAATTAAATAAAGCTAAAAAGATAATTGAGGATTTTATTAATGATTGTTTTGATTCTAATGGTAAGCCTTTAGTTAAGGAACATGCTAAAATAGTATCTAAGAATTGTCAATATTGTCCATTTAATGATAAAAAAGAGCTTTGCAACAAGTTGCATTCTTAACACCTCCCAATATATTTATATACATAAATACTAAAAATTGTAAATATCATGTCAGATAAAGTTTTAACAAGTGTAAAAATTCAACCCGAATTATTTGAGGAATTTAAAGTGGCTTGTGTTAGACATAAGTTTTCTTTACAAAAGCTTGCCGATAGATGTATCCATTTATATCTTACGGATGAAGATTTTAGAAAAAAAGTTCATAATCATAATAATTTAGAGATCTAAAAAATGTTAATTAAAATGGAAGGTTATATTCCTCAATCACAGAGGAAAAAAATCCTATTAATGTGTGATGACATAAGAACCCACTCAGGCATAGGTACTATAGCTCGTGAAATAGTTTTACATCTAGCCCATAGATATAATATAATTAATGTAGGAGCAGCTATTAACCACCCAGATCAAGGAAAACGTTTAGATATTAGTGCTGATACTAATGCTACCCTTGGTATAAATGATGCTTCTGTTATAATTTACCCTAGTAATGGATATGGAAATCCTGACCTAGTTAGGCAATTAATTCATATTGAAAAACCAGATGCTATTTTTATCATAACTGATCCTAGATATTGGGCTTGGCTTTTTCAAATGGAAAATGAAATTAGAAAAAAAATTCCAATTGTATATTTGAATATATGGGATGATTATCCATCTCCAATGTATAATAAAGAATTTTATGAATCATGTGATTTATTGATGGGTATATCTAAACAAACAGTAAATATCAATAAATTAGTATTAGGAGATAAAGCTAAAGATAAAATTATTAGCTATGTACCTCATGGATTAAACCATAAGGTTTATTTTCCTATAGATGAATCTTATGAAAAGTATGATGAATTTAAAGAATTTAAGAACCAAGTTTTTAAAGGTAAAGAATTTGATTTTGTATTATTCTTTAATTCTAGAAATATTAGACGTAAACAAGTTCCTGATACCATTTGGGCTTACAAACAGTTTGTTGATAAGTTACCTCTAGAAAAAGCTAAAAAGTGTGCTTTATTACTCCATACCCAACCTATAGATGAAAACGGAACAGACCTCCCCGCTGTAATTGAAGCCTTATGTGGAGATGATGAAAGATATAATTTTATATTTTCTGAAAGTAGACTTACACCTTTACAAATGAATTATTTGTACAATTGTGTAGATGCTCAAATTTTGTTAACTTCAAATGAAGGATGGGGATTAAGTTTAACTGAGGCTATATTGACAGGAAAACCTATTATAGCTAATGTAACAGGTGGAATGCAAGACCAAATGAGATTTGAAGATGAAAAAGGTTTATGGATTGACTTTGATGATCAATTCCCTTCAAACCACAGAGGTAGATATAAAAAGTGTGGACCATGGGCATTCCCAGTATTCCCTACTAGTATTTCAATTGTAGGTTCTGTTCCCACTCCCTATATTTTTGATGATAGATGTGAAGCTAGTGACGCTGCTGATAGAATTTTTGAAGTGTATAATTTAGGTCCTGATAAAAGAAAAGCTATAGGCTTAGTAGGTAGGGAATGGGCTATAGGAGATGAAGCTAAATTTACATCTGAAAAAATGACTTATAGTATTATTTCTAATTTAGACAAGTTATTTCAAACTTGGAAACCTAGAAAAAAATATGAGTTAATCAAAGTTGAAAATAAAAAACCTAAAATTGTACCTCATAATTTAATATATTAATGAAACCAATGTTTATTGTAAGCTGTCCAATTGATACGTACAGCGGTTATGGAGCTAGATCTCGTGATTTTGTAAAAGCACTTATTGAATTAGACAAATATAATGTTAAAATACTTCCTCAAAGGTGGGGAATTACACCTTGGGGTTTTATAGAAGATCATCCTGAGTGGGAGTTTTTAACCAAATATTATTTAGATAGTCCTCAATTACCTAAACAACCTGAAATTTGGTGTCAAATTACTGTACCTAATGAATTTCAACCTGTAGGTAAATTTAATATTGGTCTAACAGCAGGTATTGAAACCACAATATGTCATGCTAGTTGGATAGAAGGACTTAACAGAATGGACTTAAACCTAGTATCTTCAGAACATGCTAAAAAAGTTTTTCAAAATGCTAAATTTGAAAAGAGAGATTCTAGAAATAATCAAATAATAGACATTATAGAACTTAAAAAACCTATTGAAATATTATTTGAAGGAGCTGATATAGATGTTTATAAACCTATTTCTAAAGAAGAGATTAAGTTTATAAATTTAGATGAAGTAAAAGAATCTTTCGCTTATTTGTTTGTTGGGCATTGGATGCAAGGTAATTTAGGAGAAGATAGAAAGAATGTTGGGCTCTTAGTGAAAGCCTTTTATGAGACCTTTAAAAACCAACCTTCACCCCCAGCCTTAATTTTAAAAACTAGTGCTACTGGGGCTTCTTATATGGATCGAGAAAATATTTTAGATCGTATTAGAATAATAAAAAACACAGTTAAAGCTAACACATTACCTAATGTTTATTTACTTCATGGTGAGTTTACTGATAGTGAAATGAATGAATTATATAACCATCCTAAAGTAAAAGCTATGGTTAGTTTAACTAAAGGTGAAGGATTTGGACGGCCTTTACTTGAATTTAGTTTAACCAAAAAACCAATTATAACTACTAATTGGTCAGGCCATTTAGATTTTTTACATAAAAATTTTAACATTTTATTAGGAGGAGAATTAAAAAATGTAGATCCCTCAGCATCTGTTCAAGATATGATTTTAACTGAAAGTCAATGGTTTAATGTTAATCTTATAGAAGTAAATAATGCTTTAACAGATTTATATAAAAATTATAAAAATTATATTGAAAGTGGTAAAAAGCAAGCAGCTAGAAGTCGAAATCATTTTAGTTACAATCAAATGAAAAATCTTTTAGATACTACCTTAATAAACCATCTCCCAATTTTCCCCCAAGAAGTCCAACTTAAACTCCCAGAATTAAAATTATTATGATGAAAGATTCTTTAACAATTTGTTCTCGCTGTGGAAGTGATGCTTGTTATGAACATAGTACAGCATCTGAATATACTATCTATGTTTGTTATGGATGTGGTTTTACTACTAATACTTTGATGAAAGCTGATAGTGAATTTCTAGAAGAACAACTTGAAGTATTACCTGAATTATATAAAGACCTAATATATATTGATGGAGAGGGCAAAAATTGGATGCCCTCTACTATCAATATATTTGATAAAGGTATGATTTTTGTTAATGGTAAATCTATTGAAAATTGGAAATGGACAGCTGTTAAAGCTGTTGAAATACTTGAAGAAGAAAAATCTAAGTTTCCTGAAGGTAATACTCATAAGATGGATATGGGTAATGCTAAAGAATTTAAAGAAAAAGATTTTATGGAAGCTTTAAGTTATATTGGCCTTTTACCCTAAGTTTATTATATTTAGGTAATAATGAAAATTAGTTATGCTATCACTGTATGTGATGAATATGAAGAAATAGTTCGATTAATTGATTTTCTTCATGAACATAAACATCCTGAAGATGAAATTTGTGTTTTATTAGATAAACCAAAAGCATCTCCTATTTTACTTGATAGGTTATATAGATACTCATCTGCTAATTGGATTCTTCTAAAAGAAAGTGCCTTTCAAGGACACTTTGCTGATTGGAAAAATGAACTAACTAGAATGTGTTCTAGTGATTATATTTTCCAAATTGATGCTGATGAAATACCTCATAATTATCTGATGGAATCTCTACATGAGATATTAGAAACTAACCCTGAAGTCGAAGTATACCAAGTGCCTAGAGTTAATACTGTTGAAGGTTTAACTCAAGAACATATTCAAAAATGGGGATGGTATGTTAATGAAAATGGATGGGTTAATTTTCCTGATTATCAATGGCGTATCTATAAAAACATTCCTGAGATAAAATGGAAAAATAAAGTCCATGAAATTTTGGGAGGATATCAAACTGTAGCTTTGATACCTGCTTTTGAAGATTTATCTTTATATCATCCTAAAACAATAGAAAGACAAGAAAAACAAAACGAATTTTATAATAAGTTATAACTATGAAAAAAAT